AATGCTCAAATAGCTTGTAAATATTAAGGATAAATATTTCTATGACTTATTGTATGAATTGTGGACATTCCTGTCATTGTGACAAGATTTGTTGGCAAAAATATGATGAAGGAGGCGATACTTTGTGTTGCAAACATTGTAGACATGAGGAAAACACTGAAAAAAATGAAAAAGAGGAATAATTATGAGTAAAATGAGAATATTTAAGTTTTGGAATGAAGCAGGAGACGAAAAAGAGAAAGAATCGATGAGTTTGAAAAAGGCAGTAATGTCAGTTCAAGGAGATTTTAAGGATCAGTTTATAGGAGTTGAATTTATCAGTAAAAAAGGTAAAAAAATTGAAACTACAATAAAATTACCTATAGGCAGAAAAATAAGAGAAGGAATATTAAAAGATAAACGAAGAGCAGCTGAAAAAGCGGCTAGAGAGGCTAGATAGTGCCAGCAGTAAGTAGAAAAGGTGATAGTTTAAGTACAGGACACATATGTGTCGGCACAACTATACTTGATACGCCTGGTCAATCTACTGTTAGAGCAAATAGTATCTTAATTGCGAGAGTGGGTGACCCTACAGTTCCCCACCCTTACCCGCCGGCGCCACCTTGTGCTGACCACGTTGCAAATGTTAATGTTGGTAGTTCAACGGTTTCAGTATGTGGTAGTCCTATTGCAAGAATTGGTGATAGTACAGACGATGGAGCTATGACTGCAGGCTCTGGTAATGTTTTTTCAGGTTAATCCTAATTAGCGTATAAATATATACGTAATGCCAAATTTTGATAGTAGCAACACAAACGATAGTAAAAGAGCAAATAGAATCTATAAAGACTTGGATTTGAATTTTGGTCGTAATCCTGTTACTAATGATGTTAACAAATTGAGTGATGTAGAGGCCGTTAAGAGAAGTGTTAGAAATTTAATACAAACTTCTCACTTTGAGAGACCTTTTCATCCAGAAATTGGTAGTGATGTTAGAAGAATGTTATTTGAACCAATGACACCTCTTACAGCGCTTAACTTACAAAGAAAGGTTAACGAAGTTCTTGATAATTTTGAGCCTAGAATTAAATTAGTACAAATTTTAGCTAGACCAGATATTGATAGAAATAGTTATCACTTAACAATCATGTTTTACGTTATAGGTTCAATGGAGCCGGTAACAGTAGAAACATTTTTAGAAAGATTAAGATAAAATGGCAAGTAATAAACTCGTAGTATCAGATTTTGACTTTGACAACATCAAAGCAAACTTAAAAACATTCTTACAAAATCAACCAGAATTTTCAGACTATAATTTTGAAGGATCAGGCTTTGCCGTTCTTTTAGATACATTAGCATACAATACACATTATCTTGGTTTCAATGCCAACATGTTTGTAAATGAATCTTATTTAGATTCTGCTGACATAAGAAAAAATGTAGTCGCATTAGCTAAAGCAATTGGTTATACACCATCAAGTGTTAAAGCGCCAATGGCTGAAGTAGATATTTTAGTTAACAACGCTTCAGGCTCAAGTATATTGATGAATAAAGGTACAACGTTTACAACTACAGTAGATGGAACAGGATATAACTTTCTTACTAACGAAGATATTACAATTACACCAGTAGATGGTGTTTACAAGTTTTCAGGAGTTAATTTATACGAAGGTACTTTAGTCACTTTCAAATATACAGTTGATAGTGCAGATACAGATCAAAAATTCCTAATAAAAAATTTAGAAGCTGATACTGCTACTTTAAAAGTAACAGTTCAAAGCTCTATATCAGATTCAACAACAAATACATACACACTAGCTACAGGTTTAAGAAATTTAGATAATACATCTAAAGTTTATTTCTTACAAGAAACAGATAATGGTAAATTTGAAGTTTACTTTGGCGATGGTGTTATTGGTAACAAATTAGAAGATGGCAATATAGTTATATTAGAATATATTGTCACAAACAAAGATGAGGCTAACGGAGCTTCTTCTTTTGAGTTAGGGTCAAACATTGGTGGTTTTACTAATGTGACTATAACAACAAAATCAAACGCTCAAGGCGGAGGCGAGGCTGAAACAAAAGAGTCTATTAGATTTAATGCGCCTTTACAATATACATCACAAGATAGAGCAGTCACAGCAACAGATTATGAATCAATTGTTAAGACTTTATATCCTAATGCATTATCAGTTAGTGCTTGGGGAGGAGAAGATGATGAAACGCCAGTTTATGGTGTGGTAAAAATTTCTATTAAGGCTGCTTCAGGTTCAACTCTAACAGAGGCAACTAAAGCGTCTATTGTTAAAGGTTTAATACCTTACAACGTAGCTTCAGTTAGACCTCAAATTATTGATCCAGAAACAACATCACTTGTACTATCAAGTGTTGCTAAGTACGATAAAAAAGGTACAAGTAAATCAGCAGACACTTTAAAGTCAGAAATAATAGAAGCGATAACAAATTACAATACAACTACTTTACAAAAGTTTGATGGTGTATTCAGATTTTCTAAATTAACAGGTTTAATAGATGATGTTGATACAAGTATATTATCTAACATCACAACTCTTAATATGAGAAAGAATTTTACACCTACTATTGCGTCTTCAACAAAATACGATATTTATTTTAGAAATGCAGTATACAATCCACATTCAGGTCATTCATCTGTTTTATCATCAACAGGTTTCAAAGTTTCAGGTAGTAATTACGAAATGTTTTTAGATGATGATAGTAATGGTAATGTTAGAAGATATTATCTAGTAAGTGGTGTTAAAACATATGCTAACAACACACAAGGTACTATTAATTACGAAACAGGTCAGGTAACTCTAAATTCATTGAACATAGCTTCTATATCTAATATAAGAAATGAATCATCTAACGTTATTGAGATTACAGTTAAGCCAAATTCAAACGATATTGTTCCTGTAAGAGATCAAATTATAGAAATAGACGTTGCAACGTCAAACATAACTGTAGAGGAAGATACATTTGTTGGTGGTTCATCTGAAGCTGGAGTAGGCTACAATACAACAACAAGTCATTAATAACAATGGCAAAGTTTGATAATAAAATATCCAATTTAATACCGACACAATTACCAGATTTTGTAGTTGATGATCACCCAAAATTTGTAGAATTTTTAAAAACTTACTACCAATTTATGGAAGCTGGTGAATTACAAGTCACTTCTATTGAAACTACAGACGGAATTAATTTAGAAAATCAAACAGGCGTAGAAAGCAATTTAGTATTAGATGGTGGATCACTTGGCGCTGAAAAAACACAATTAGACCTTAATGATAAAATATTATTAGAAGATAGTATCTATGGTAAATTTACATATAAAGAAACTATAACAGGACAAACTTCTAAAGCAACTGCTACTGTATTAGCTGAAGATTTAGATAATGGAAGATTATTCATAACATCACAAGACAAATTTATAATTGGAGAAGTTATTTTAGGAGAAACTTCTAATGCTCAAGCAGTTGTTAACAAATATAGACCTAATCCTGTTCAATCTATTCAACAATTAACAAATTTTAGGGATCCTGATAAAGTTATTTCTGATTTCTTAAATAATTTTAGGGACGAGTTTTTTAAAACTATTCCAGAAAATTTATCTTCAGGAATAAACAAAAGAAACTTAATTAAGAATATTAAATCATTATATAAATTAAAAGGCACACAAAAAGGTCACGAATTATTTTTTAGAATACTTTTTAACGATAACTCTCAAACATTTTATCCAAGAACACAAATGATGAAAGTATCAGACGGTTCTTGGAATACACAAACAGTTTTAAGAGTATTAGGTTCACAAGGCGAACCTTTAAATTTAGTAGGTAGACAAATAAAAGGAAGAACATCTAAAGCAACAGCAATAGTAGAAAATGTTGAAAAATTTTATATTGGCGCTAGTGCTGTTTCTGAAATTACTATAAACAAAGATACTATCATAGGTACTTTTGTAGTAAATGAAGTAATTGAAGGAACAGAATCAGATCAATCTGATTATTACATATTAGCTACAATTACAGGTGTACCAGGAGAAAAAACAATTACTAACGATGGTAATCTTTACACAACAGACGATCTTATAAAAATTACAGGTGGTGGCGAACAAGCTGCTATGCAAATTAGTGATATTGGTCCAGGTAAAATAACAGATATATTTGTTGACGCTGGTGGATCAGGTTATGAAATAGGAGACACTTTAACTTTTGCTAACACAGGAACATATGGTTTAAATGCAGCTGGTGTGGTTACAGTTGTTAATGGTGCTGTTGCTAATGAAGATGGCGATCATATATGTTTAGAAGACGAAACATCTGCTGGTGATCATTTAACAGGAGATAAAATTGTTTTTGAATCAGGCACAGGTACAGGAGATATTACAGACATATACTTAACAAACGGTGGTGATGGATATAAATCTTTACCAACTGTTTCAGTTACATCTACGTTAGGATCAGGTGCAAGTGTATTAGCATATGGTACAGAAATAGGAAAAGTTTTAGGAATAACAACATCAAATTTAGGTATTAATTATCATCAAAGTCCTACACCACCAACATTATCTTTTGTAAACAATTTATTTGTTATGACAGTTAGTGGTTCTTTTCTTAATGGAGAAACGGTAACTGGTGCTATTTCAGGTGCAACAGGATTAGTTTCAGGTTGGAGTTCAGATACAAACATTTTAAAATTAAAAGAAATTTCAGGTACTTTTCAAGCAGACGAATCAGTATCATCAAGTTCAGGTAGTGCAACTATTAAAAGAATAGATGTCACTTCAGCAACTGTAGCTGTTCAATCAATTGTAGATACAGATGGTAGATTTACTAATGAAAAAGGACATATTTCAGAAACTACAATGAAAGTACAAGATAGTTTATACTATCAAGATTTTTCTTATGTATTAAAAGTAGGTAACTCAATTAATTTATGGAGAGACGCATTTAAAAAAACAATGCATACTTCAGGTTTTTATTTTACAGGACAAGTTGATTTAGAAAGCAGAATTAATATGCAAGTTAGCGTAGCAACTGGTTACGCAACTGGTGTAGTTGGTACTCCGTTGATTTCAATGATGAAATTAATATTTGAAACTGTATTTGGTAGAAGAACAGGAACAGTTGATGATGGTTCAGCAGTATCAGTTAACCCTCAACAACCTAATCCAAATAACTCTAGAGACGTGACTGTAACAAGAGCTCCTATAGGTGTTAGATTAAATTTAAGAATAAGAAGATTAGTAGGAACAGGTGTACCACCTAATACTATTAATATAAATCAAGGATTTGCATATTGTGGTCCTAGATTTTCTTCAATAAACAAATGGGCTAATACGGCATATGGTGTCACTGGTAATAGATCAGGTGGTATCAATGGTACAACTGGTAATACTTTTAATAGATTAAATGAATTAAAAATCACTGGTACTAGATCAAGTCTAGATGGTACAACAGCATTATTGGGAATGATAAGTGGTACTAATGCAAATGAAGATGATTTTGGGTTTATGTTAAAGACCAACTTCGCTTTTCCAACGGATATCACATTCCCAGGAGAAGAATCGTTTAGTGGTAGTTCTATAACTTTTGACAAAGACAATAAGAAATTTGACCAAACAAACGTATAAATATAACTATAAATAGAGATAGAAATGGCAAAACAAACAATAGCAATCGGTTCAACTCCTAATGACGGCACAGGTTCTACTATTAGAGCTGGTGGCGATTTAATTAACGATAACTTTAACGAAATCTATACTACTTTCGGAGATGGTACAAATTTAAGTACTGGTGTAATTACTGGTAAACAAGAAGGAACAAACTTCTCAAACTCTATAATGATCGGTCACTCGGTGACAGGTACTTTGAGTTCAGCACAAGAAAACGTTGCTGTTGGTAAAACATCTTTAAGAGCAATTACTTCAGGAGACGATAACGTTGCCGTGGGTTTTGCAGCTTTACAATCAGTTACATCTTCAGGAAAAAGTGTAGCTGTAGGACACTCAGCAGGTAAAGACGCAACAGGAGAAAAAAATACTGTTATAGGCGCAAACGCAGGTGTAAAAGTATCTTCAGGACAACACAATACTTTTGTAGGTTATAATGCAGGTCAAACTATAGAAACTGGATCAGGTAATGTTATTATAGGAAATGCCTCTGGTAATACAGCAGGTGAAACTAGAGCAATGATAATTGCAGGATCAGATGGTTCTACTTTGACAACTTGGTTGGAAGGAGATAGTACAGGTGAGGTTACAGTATTTGGTAACCCAACAAAAAATTTAGGTATTGCAACAAAACAATACGTTGATTCAAATATTACAGCAAATGACGAAATATCTGAAATGTCAGATGTCACTTTGACAAGTATCGCAAGTGGTGATATTTTACAGTGGAACGGTAGTGCTTTTGTTAATACTGCTTTAGGTACAATAGGTACTATGGCTGCTCAAAATGCTAATGCAGTTGCAATAACTGGTGGTTCTATCACTATGGGATCACTATCTAATACGTCAACTCTACTAGTAAAAAACTCTAGTGGTACTACATTAAAAACAATTATTGGAACAACATCATAGGAAAGTATTATAAATAGGAATAACAATTATGCCAGCGATAATAACAACAAAATTCAGAATAAACAATAGTGAGCAGTTTCACGAATCTTTTACGGAAGCTTCTCCACAAGTTTATTACCTAGGTCTTGGAAGACCACAAGCATTCGGTACATCTACAAGAGGTGATGGCCGTACAGATTACGAAGGAACAGACTCAGCACCAATTATACCAGGTGATACTGTTGTTGCAGAGTTTAATACTTTTGATGATCTATTAGCTGCTAAAAAAATTACAAGTTCAGATATTAGTTTTGCAGTACCAAGAAGAAATTGGGCAACTGGAACAACATACGATATTTACAGACACGACTATGGAGAATATGTGACTGGTAGTACTTCTACTAGAAATACTGCTAATGGTGGTGCAACAACTTTACATGACGCTAATTTTTATGTACTAACTACAGATAGAAACGTTTATAAGTGTATTGACAATGATGGCAATACTGCTTCAACAAACGAACCATCTGGTACAGGTACTAGTATTATAACAACTGCTGATGGTTACCAATGGAAATATATGTACACTATGTCAGCGGCTCAACAATCAAATTTCTTATCAACTGATTTTATGGGAGTCTCAACTAACTCAACTGTTAGTTCAGCTGCTATAGACGGATCAATTAATTGTATAAAAATTAAAGCAAGTGGTTCAGGTGGTACTGATGGTACTCACTCGGTTACAATTAAAGGTGACGGATCAAATGCAGCTGCTAACGTTGTAGTTTCAGGTGGCGTTGTCACTTCGGTAACTATGACTAACGTTGGATCAGGTTATACTTTTGGTACAGTTTCAAATGCAGAAATAGTAGCTGCTGGTGCAACAAATTTAACAGGTGCAGAATTAGATGTGATTATCTCTCCAAAAGGTGGTCATGGTTTTAATGCAATAGAAGAATTAGGTGGTTTCTTTGTAATGTTAAATGTAAATTTAGAAGGAACAGAATCAGCAAACTCTGGAGATTTCCATGCTGGTAACGACTTCAGAAAAATTGCTTTATTAAGAGATCCAAAAAGTTCAGGTTCAGCTGCTACAGCTTCAACATTAAGAGGAACAAGAGCAGTAAATATGGCAAGTTCTCCAACTCCAGGTACTTTTGTAGTAGATGAAGAAATAAATCAAGCAACTACAGGTGCAGTAGGAAAAGTTGTAGAATGGGACGCAACAAACAGAATTTTATATTATATTCAATCAAGACACAATGACGCCGGCGTTGACGCTAACGGTAACTTAACTGCCTTTTCTAGCACACATGTTATCACTGGTCAAACGTCTTCAGCAACAGGAACACCAGACACAGGTGTTTCAGCAACAGTAAACAACGTTGTATTTTCAAGTGGGTATTCTGCTTCTGAAATAGATCATGACTCTGGCGATGTATTGTACATAGAGAACAGAGCACCTATTCAAAGAGCAACAGATCAAACGGAAAATATTAAACTAGTCATTGAGTTTTAAGGAAGGAAACTATGCCAAGTCCAACAGACTTTAACCTTTCGCCTTACTACGATGACTTTAACGAAACAAAGAAGTTTCATAGAGTTCTTTTTAGACCAGCATACGCTGTACAAGGTAGAGAGTTAACACAGTCACAATCAATCTTACAAAATCAAATTGAAAGATTATCAGACCATGTCTTTGAACAAGGCGCTATGGTTATACCTGGTGATATCAGTTATGACTTACAATATTCTGCTGTTAAATTAACTTCATTTACAGATTCAGCTGCCGTTGGTGTTGTACTAACAGATTTTGTTGGTTTAACTTTAACAGGTGCTTCTTCAGGTTTAAAAGCAAGAGTTGTTAATACAGCTGCTACAGACGGAACAGACCCTAACACATTATTTGTTAAGTATCTAAATTCAGGTACTAATAATACTACAACTGCTTTTACAGACGCAGAAACAATATCAGTAGCAACAACTTTACAATCTACATCAACAACAGTTTCAGCAGTAGTTAATACTACAGCAACAGGTAGTGCAGCTTCAGTTAAAGAAGGTGTTTATTACATAAATGGTTATCATGTTAAAGTAAGTGATCAAGATTTGATATTAGACAAATACACAAACACACCATCATACAGAGTAGGTTTAACAGTAGCAGAAAGTTTTATAACTCAAAATGATGACGCAACTTTAAATGATAATGCTCAAGGAGTTTCAAACACAAATGCTCCAGGTGCTCACAGATTTAAAATAGATTTAACATTAACTAAAAAATCTTTATCTGCTACAGACGATTCAAACTTTGTAGAGTTATTAAGATTAAAAAATGGTATTATACAAAACCAAGTTAGAACAACTGAATATGCTATATTAGAAGATACATTAGCAAGACGTACTTTTGATGAATCAGGAGATTATTCAGTAAGAGATTTTGATATAGATTTAAGAGAACATTTAATATCAGGTACTAACAGAGGTATTTACACTTCAAGCGATGGTGGTTTAGAAACTAAAATTGCAGCCGGCATGGGACCAGGTAAAGCATACGTTAAAGGTTATGAAATAGAAACTTTAGGTACAAGCTTTATAGATGTAAATAAAGCAAGAGATTTTGATACACAAAATAATAGCAATACAAGATTTGATGTAGGTAACTATGTACATGTAAATAATGTTTATGGTTCTCCAGATATTGGATTTGTATCAGGCGATGTTGCAGCTTTTAAAAATGTAAGTTTATATAGAGAAGAAACAGCTGTAAGAGGAACGGAAAATGTAGGATCAGGTTCAGATATAAAATCAATTGGTCGTGCTAAGTCTAGAGGATTTGAATTTTCATCGGGTACTGCTGTTAGTGGTGCTTACTCTAGTTCAGGTGCAACAACTAACGTATTCAAACATTATCTATTTGATACTGTTATGTTTACTCATTTAAACTGTGCTAAAAATCAAGCATTTACAAATGGAGAAGAAATTACAGGTGGTACTTCAGGTGCCAAAGGTACTGTTGATCAATTATCAACAAGCAACCAACATACAATTACAGGTGCAACAAAAGCTAATCCTGTAGTTATTACTGCTTCAAACACTTTACAAGATGGACAACAAGTGACAATTAACAGTGTTGGTGGTATGACAGAATTAAATGGTAACACTTATACAGTTAAAAATCCAACTAGTTCAAATTTTGAATTAGATGTAGATAGTTCAGGTTTTACTACGTACACAAGTGGTGGTACAGCAGATCAATCAGTTGTAGTATTATATAACGTATCAGGAACATTTACAGCTGGAGAAACTATAACAGGTGGTATTTCATCTAACACTGCTTCTATTCAAGCAGACTCTAGAGGATTTAAAGGTGCTACTTCATATGATTTCTCATCTACAAAACAAATTGGTATGCCTGGTACTCCAGATTTTACAGCAGATACAATTTTAGATTCTACATACGGAGAAAGTTTAACAATTACAGGTACATTATCAATTGCAAATAGTGGTACAACAGCTACAGGTTTCAATACAAAATTTAATACAGAATTAAGAATTGGTGACTCAATTACATTTACTACAGACGCAGGTAGTTCAATAACTAGACTTGTTGAGGCAATCATTTCAGATACTTCTTTAGAATTATCAGCCGCTGTTGGTGGTTCAGATGTTTCAACTAAAACAAGTGCAAATAGAAACAGAGCAACATTCAAAGATTCAAATAAAAATATTTCTATATTTCAATTACCATATGAAACAGTTAAGACGTTAAAAACAACTTCTAACTCTGGTGCTAGTGATACAAACTTTAAAATTAGAAGACATTTTACAGCAACATTAGGATCAAATGGTGACGCAACTATTTCAGCAGGTACAAACGAATCATTTACATCTTTAGGAGATTCAGATTTTTCAGTTTCAATTATGTCAACTGGTTCTGGTGGTACAGGTGCAGTAGGAGATTTTTTATCTCTACAAGGAAATAATCACGAAGGAGATACAATATTTTCATTAAGTGGTTCTCCAGTAGGTAAATCATTAATTTTAGATTTTGGTTCTAATTATGCAGGACATAAAATTAAAATTTTAGCAACAATCAATAGATCAGTTGTAGAAGAAAAAACAAAATCTTTAGTTACAGGATTTACAAGAAATCATACAACTTTAGCAGATATTAAAAAACAAGGTGGTATGAGATTAAGCAGATGTGATATTTACAAATTAAATTCTGTTAAAATGGCAACTGCTTTTGGTACTTATTCATCTTCAGGAGAAGTTGATATTACAGATAGATTTACTTTAGACAACGGACAAAGAGATAACTTCTATGATATAGGTAGAGTATATTTAAAAAAAGGTGCAGTAGATCCAACAGGTTCTATTCAAATTAATGTTGATTATTTCTCTCATGGTTCAGGAGATGTATTTACTGTAGATAGTTATTCAGGAGTTGTTGACTATAAAGATATTCCTTCTCATACTTCGGATACTACAGGCGAAACTTATGAGTTAAGAGATTGTTTAGACTTTAGACCTAGAGTTGATGATAACTCTACAATCAATAAAGGAGAAATTGACAGATATTATAACGGTGCTGGTGCTTCAACAGTTGATGTTGTTAAATTTGGTACTGATATAACTTCAGATTTAGAATATTACTTACCAAGAATAGACAAAGTATTTTTAGATAAAGATGGTGCTTTTAAAATAGCTGAAGGCGCTAGTGCGTTAGTACCTCAATCTCCAAAAAATTTAGATGGTGCAATGCATTTATACACTTTAGATATACCAGCATACACACTTGATACAGACGATATTACTATTACTAAAGTGGACAACAAACGTTATACTATGAGAGACATTGGTAGATTGGAAAATAGAATTGAGAATATTGAATACTACACTCAACTTTCATTATTAGAAATGGAAGCTCAAAATTTACAAGTACAAGACGCAGAAGGATTTGACAGATTTAAGAATGGATTTATAGTAGACAATTTTACAGGACATAGTATAGGTGATGTAAGAAATTTAGACTACAAGGCTTCAATGGATATGGCAAGAGGTGAATTAAGACCGATGTTTAATGAAGACGCCGTACAATTGATTGAAAGTGATAATGACGGAACGACTATTACTGCTTTGGATAGAACCGAAGCTAAGTATGCGAAAACAGGAGACTTGATCACTCTACCTTATAGCGAGGCAACTTTAATTGACCAACCTTTCGCAAGTAAATTTGTTAACGTAAACCCATTTGACATTTTTAGTTGGACTGGAAGTATTGCGTTAACACCTCCGTCAGACGAATGGAAAGAAACAGAAAGAGCACCTGAATTAGTTGTTAATAGAACAGGTGGCTTTGACACGTTAGTACAAAATTTAGGAAATCCTAATTTACAAAGTGTAGAGATAGGTACTGTTTGGAACGAATGGCAAGAGTTTTGGTCAGGAACACCAAGAGAAGTTGGTAGACGTGATGTAGGTACAGGTAGACGAGGTAGAAGAATCGTTAGACATACAGATATTACTGAAACAGGTCAATTGGGAGCTACAAGAACAGGTATAAGAACAAGAATAGTTCCACAAGTAGTAAGAAATTCAATAGGTGACAGAGTTGTATCAGTTGCTATTGTTCCTTTTTTAAGAAGTAGAACATTAACATTTAACGCAACAAGAATGAAACCTGAAACAAGAGTATATCCTTTCTTTGATAATATAGACATATCAAGTTATGTCACACCAAACGGTGGTTCTCTAGGTGGTAATCTAGTGACAGACGTTAACGGTGCAGTATCAGGAACGTTTGCTATACCTGATCCAAAAACTAGTGGTAATCCTAGATGGAGAACAGGTCAAAGAGTATTCAGATTAACAAGTTCATCAACAAACACATTAAGTACGGCAGTTGAAACTTCAGGAGAAGCTGATTATATAGCTAAAGGTGCTTTAGAAACAGTACAAGAAACAATTATTTCTACAAGAGAACCATTAACTGTTAGAGAAAGTACAGTTGAAACAGTTAGTAGAGGAACACAAACAAGAACAAGAAGAACAGAAACTACAATCGGTTGGACTGATCCATTAGCACAAACATTTATGATTGATGACGCTGGTGGTGTATTCTTAACTTCTATGGACTTATACTTTAGTTCAAAAGACGCTAACATTCCGGTAACAGTACAAATTAGAGAAGTTGTAAATGGTTATCCAGGAAAAAGAGTTGTTCCTTTCTCTGAAAAAACTTTAAATCCAAGTGCAGTATCAATAAGTACAGACTCAGCAACAGCTACAACATTTACTTTTGATTCACCAGTTTACTTATTAGAAAATACAGAATATTGTTTTGTTGTAATGTCTAACTGTAATAACTACAACTGTTATGTTGGAAGATTAGGTGAAAAAGTAATAAATTCAGATAGAACAATTTCTCAACAACCATACGCTGGTGTTATGTTCAAATCTCAAAACGGTTCTACTTGGACTGCTGAACAAAACGAAGATATTAAATTTAAAATTAAAAGAGCAGAATTTGAAAATGTTACGGGTACAGTGACGTTATGTAATGACGACTTACCTACAAGAACATTAAAAACAAATGCATTAAGAACAACAGATACGTCTGGTGTAATTAGAGTTTCACATCCTAACCACGGTATGCATGGAAAATATACAAACAATGTCACAATTGCTGGAGTTCCATCAGGTACTTACAATGGTATTGCTCATAGTGATATTAATGGAACATACACAAGTATTGATAACGTGACTTTAGATAGTTATGATATTACAACAAGTGGTACGGCAAATGCAACAGGCGATGTTGGTGGTTCAGTTATAACAGCAACGCAGAATAGATTGTACGATGTAATGAATTTAAATTTACAAACAGTAAGTGTACCAGGTACAGGTATCTCTTACAACATGAGACCAACAACTGGTAAATCAGTTCATGGTACAGAAACAGAATTTAGTTTAACAAGTGCTACAGACGCTGTAGCTACTATTGCTAATGACAATATTTACTTTAATGCTCCTCAAATGGTTGCTAGTGCAATCAATGAGACTAATGAAATGTCAGGTAATAAGTCTTTATTTGTTAACTTAACATTAACTACATCAAATACTAAACTTTCTCCTGTATTAGACATGCAAAGAGTTAGTGCGTATGTAGTTCAAAACAGAATTAATAAAGCAACTACAGTTAATACACCTGATTATGTTTCAGATATAGAAAGTTCAGGATCATCATCAGCGGCTGTTTACATAACTAGACCAATTGTTCTAGAAAACAACTCAACTGCTTTAGATGTTAGATTAACACAAAACGTAAGAGCTACTTCTAGTGTTAAACTTTATTACAGATTATCAGGTTCGGAAGAATCAAGAAATATTGATGATATAGGTTGGACAGCTTTCAATACAGGTGGCGAAGAAGACAATACAGTGACGCCAGCTGAAAATGATGAAACATATAACGAATACAAATATAGTGCAAGTGGATTAAATGAGTTCAGTACTTTCCAAATTAAAATAGTTATGGTAGGAACAAACTCTGCTTATCCACCAATAATAAGAGATTTAAGAGGTATTGCATTAGCAGTATAATACTATGGCTACTAATACATTAAAAGTTGAAGGTTTTGAAAGTTTAGTAAGAGACGTTAATACAAAAGCGATTATTAATACTAATAGATCAGAATACAACAACTATATGAAAAGAGTTAAAGCTAGAGAAAGTAATAGTGATACAATAAGAGGTCTTTGTAAAGAGATAAATACTTTAAAAAGAGAATTATTTGATATCAAGAAAGAGTTAAAAAATAAAAAAGGATAATATGTTAAAAAAACTAAAAGCGAAAATGAAAATGCCAAAAATTACGTTACCTAAATTAAAGGTACCTGAAAGTGTTAAAAAAGCACCTTCTAAAGTTATGGGCATGTTTAAAAAGAAAAAGTAGAATAAAATGGCAGTAAAAAAAATAAATGGAACAGATACACTAGAAACATTTAGAACAACGTTTAACGACTTAGCTCTAAATGATTTTGGTGACGCAGCTCTATTAGCTAGTGCAGGAATATCAGCAACGTCTGTTGTTGGTGCTGTAGTAGAGTTATCTTCTCAAATAGGTACTGGACAAGGTCACTATATTAGAGACGCAAGCTCAACTATTCAGTTAATTGCTCCAGGTAATACTGTATCTTTTTTAGGTACAAGTAATCAAATTACTGCTACAGTTTCAAGTCCAGATACAGTGACACTTGCTTTTCCAACAAACGTGACAGTGACTAACTTAACAGTTAGTGGTACGTTAAACGGACAAACAATTACTTTTCCAAGTGCAGCTGGAGAAATTATAACAACTGGATCAATTGATTTAGTTACAGAAAGTATGATGGCTAATGACGCAATTAGTTCAACTGAAATGAAATCATTATCTACACTATTAATTAAAAATAGTTCAGGTAGTACATTAAAAACTATACACGCCGCTGGCGTTTAAAAACTAGTCACTTAACGGTGACATAAATAACATTATGAATATATTATTAACAGGCAGTGAAGGATTTATAGGAAAACATCTCCACAAATTCTTACAAAAAAACAATCACAAAGTAATACCAATAGATAAATTATCAGGTAACGATTTATTAAATTGCGACCTTAAATATGATGTAGATTTAATTATACATCTAGCTGGCTTATCAGGTGTCAGAGATAGTTTAGATAGACCTACAGAATACTGGAAAGAAAATGTAATTGCAGGTCAAAGACTATTTGATTATTTTCCAACCACAAGAATACTATATGCAAGTTCTTCAACGGCCATAGAGCCTTGGAGAAATCCTTATGCTATGAGTAAATGTTCTTTAGAACGTATAGCACCAGAAAACAGTATCGGTATGAGATTTACTACTGTATACGGACCAGGTGCAAGGGAACATATGTTGATACCAAGAATATTAAGAAACGATGTACCATTTGTACATACTAATCACACAAGAGATTTTATACATATAGATGATATAATATCTGGTATTGATACTCTAATGAAAAGTGATTTTACAGGTGTGACAGACATAGGTATAGGAAAATCTTATGATCTAATGGAAATAATGACTTACTTTGGAATTGACTGTGAAAAACGGATAGGGAATGAGTTTGAAAGAGAAGACAACACAGCAGATACCACAATTTTAAAAAAATTAAATTGGTCAACGAAAGTTGATCTATACAACTATATAAAGGAAAATAAAAATGTCAATTGAAGTTAAAATGGGAGTACAACATAAA